GGACCGAGGGGTTGCCCGGCAACACGTTGTTCAAAGACAACGGGGAGGAGATCGCTGCCCAGTCGTCGGAGTTCGACGCTTACCTGGTGGCCGCCAACATCCAGCAGGGTGTCGGGTGGCGGGTCAACAGGTGGATGCTGGACCAGGTCAGCCACGCCTGGGACCGGTGCTTGGTCATCGGTGGCCTGTTGCCCCGCAACGGGCACCAGATCCCGCCGTATCCCAAGCACCTGCCCGATGACCATGACGACGTCACCGCTTGGCGGATCACAGCCCGACGGTTGCACGATCTCAACGACAGGGAGGCAGGGCGCAGGTTCACCACGGCCAAGCAGCTGTGGGTGGCACGTCGTCTGGTCGACGAGCCGGTGCTGTATTTCCCGGTGCAGTGTGACTTCAGGGGTAGGTACTACTACCGGCCTCCGTACCTGCAGCCCCAGGCCAACGACATCGGTCGGTCGTTGCTGCAATTTGCCAACGGCACGCCCATCAGGACCGAGGCTGAGGCTGACTGGCTGCGGATCCACGGGGCCAACACGTACGGCCACAGCAAACTGACCTGGGCTGACCGTGTGGCCTGGGTGCATGAGCACCAGCTGGAGATCGAGGCGGCTGGCCGGGAACCCTGGTGCAACCAGGAGTTCTGGGCCGGGGCCAAGGACCCATGGCAGTTCCTGGCTTTTTGCCGGGAGTACCAGCAGTTCAGCCAGCACGGGTACGGCTGGGTGTGCCACCACCCTGTCGTCCTGGACTGCACGTGCTCCGGGATCCAGCATTACTCGGCCCTGCTCCGGTCCGAGGAGATGGCAGGCCTGGTCAACCTGACACCAAGCGAAGCCCCTCGGGACATCTACTCCGTGGTGCTTGAGCGGGTGCTGGACCAGGTCCGGGCTGATGCTGCAGCTGGCAAGCCACATGCTGCCAACTGGTTGCAGCTGAGCCCTGACCGCACGCTGGCCAAGCCTGTGGTCATGACGATTCCGTACTCGGCCACAAGACAGGCCGTCGTCAACTTCTGCCAGGCCTGGGCTGTCGACCGTGCTGCCGAAATGCTGGGCCGTGACAGCTGGTGCTTCAGGTCGGGGGCAATGGGTGGCCACCACTACATGGCCACGATCCTGTACCGCCAGACGTCGGAGCTGATTGCACCTGCGAAAGCGGCGATGTCGTGGTTCAAGAAGGTGGGCAGGGCAGCGGGCAAGCTCAACCTGCCCCTGACCTGGACCTCACCCTCGGGCGTGCCCGTGATCCAGGAGTACTGGGACTACAGCGGTGTGCGGGTGCGCCTGTACCACCTGTCGCCCGTGCCTCTGGACCTGCTCACCCACCACAAACCGACACGCCTCAACCCCAAGCGCATGGGCAACGGGCTCAGCCCTAACGTGATCCACAGCCTCGACGCCAGCCACATGGCAGCGGTGACCATCGAGGCCCACGCCGCTGGTGTGCGCAACATCGGCGGGATCCATGATTGCTTTGCCACCACGCCAGCAGAGATGGCCGTGCTCCGGACCACCATCCGCAGTACCTTTGCTGGCATGTACGCCCGGGACTGGTTCACGCCCATCGCAGATGAGCTTGTGGCCCAGCTCCCACCAGATGTACAGGCCAAACTCCCGCCGCGGCCAAGCCTCGGTGGGTTCGATCCAAACCTCGTCAACAACGCCGACTACTTCGTCACATGAACTCCTTTCAGTACATCGACAAGCTGCGCCTCACCACGCCAAAGGCCACGCTCAAGTACCCCAAACTCATCGAACCGGAAACCAAGTTCAGCCCCGAGGGCCACTACAAAGTGACCGCTGTGATCCCTGCTGAAGAGGCGGGGCCCATGGCCGACCAGCTCGACGAGTTGTTCGAGGCCCACAAGAACAGCCTCAAGGCCCAGGCCCCTGGCCAAAAGTTCAAGGCAGTCGAGCCGAGCTTCGGCTACGAGGACATCGACGGCAAGCCTTGCTTCACCATCAGCGTGAAGATGAAAGCCAAAGGCATGGACCGCGACGGTCGTGCTTGGACCTCGGTGCCTGCGTTGTTCGACGCATCCGGTGCACCAGTCAAAGACCGCGACGCCCTGCGTGGCATGTGGTCCGGCACCACCGGACGTGTGTCGTTTGAAGCCTGCCCTTTCTACCAGCCTGCTCTCGGTGCCGGCATTACGCTGCGCCTCAAAGCCGTGCAGATCATCGACCTGGTGGAATCCGGTGGCTCAGCCAACAGCTTTGGATTTCAAGAGGAAGCCGGCGGCTGGTCGGCCGGCGAGGCGCCGCAAGCCAGCGTCCCGTTCGACGCAACGGGAACGGCAGCAGACGAAGGGTTTGACTTCTAACCGGTACCGATCCAAGTTCGAAGCATCGATCGCTGCAAGCCTCAAACAACGGGGGCTTGCATTCGATTACGAGACCGTGCCTTTGCCGTACACCATCTCTGCGGTGTACACCCCGGACTTCGTGCTGCCCAACGGCGTGATCGTGGAGACCAAGGGGCTGTTCGACTCGGATGACAGGCGCAAGATGGTGGCCGTCAAGGCACAGCATCCAGGCCTGGACATCAGGCTCTGCTTCCAGAAAGCGGACGTCAAGTTGAGCCGGGCCCCTCGGTCCCTCACGTACTGGCAGTGGGCGGAGAGGCACGGGTTTCTCTGGTGCGAAGGAAACATCCCGACGACATGGGCCGATGCCATCCAAGTTCCTAAAGCATGAGGCCTGTCCCGAGTGCAAGTCCAAGAACAACCTGGCCCGCTACGACGACGGTCACGCGACCTGCTTCGGATGCGGGTACCAGGAGCAACCAAAGAAAGACAAGGCCGAGCCCCGCATGGAACCACTGCCGCCACCGGTCACCCCGACCCTGGACTTCATCGAGACCAGGGCCCTGCCGAAGCGGGCCATAACGGAGGAGACGTGCGCCTTGTTTGGCTACGGCCTGTCGAATCACAACGGGACCCCGGTGCAGGTGGCGCCGTACCGGAACCAAGCGGGCAAGGTGGTGGCCCAGCACATCCGCACTGCTGACAAGCGGTTCAGGTGGCTGGGTGACACGTCGAACATGCAGCTCTGGGGCCAGCACCTCTGGCGCCAGAACTTCGGCAAGGAGACCAATCTCTTCGTCACCGTGACCGAAGGGGAGATCGACGCGATGTCGGTCAGCCAAGTCCAAGGCAACAAGTACCCGGTGGTGTCCCTGCCTAACGGGGCCCAGTCCGCCAAGAAGTACCTGGCTGCCAACGCCACCTGGCTGGGCCAGTTCGCACGCATCGTGCTGTGCTTCGACTCCGACGAGCCAGGCATGAAGGCAGCTGCCGAGTGCGTGGCCGTGTTGCCCTTGGGCAAAGTGGCCGTGTGCCAGTTGCCCCGCAAAGACGCCAACGAGATGCTGGTGGCAGGCGAAGGGGAAGCCCTTCGTGAGTTGCTCTGGAAGGCCACGCCAACCAGGCCCGATGGGATCGTCAATGCGAACGATCTCTGGGACGAGCTGATCAAGCCTGGTGCTCAGTCAGCCTGTCCCTACCCCTGGCCACAGCTGGACGCCATGACCCGTGGCTTCCGGCGTGGCGAGATGGTGACCCTGTGCGCAGGCTCAGGCGTGGGCAAGTCGAGCGTGTGTCGGGAGTGGGCCCACCACTTCCTGAGGGCTGGCTTGCGGGTGGGCTACATCGCCTTGGAGGAATCCACCAAGCGCACCATGCAGGGGATTGTCGGGATCGAGCTGAACAAGCCCATCCACCTAGACCCCAATGCGGCCGACGAGCACCAGATCAGAGATGGCTTTGACCGTGTCTTTGGCACTGGTCGTTGCTACCTGTATGACCATTTTGGATCGATGGATCCAGACCACCTCATCTCCAAGATCAGGTACCTGGCCGATGCCGAGGGCGTCGACGTCGTGGTTCTCGACCACCTCACCATCGTCATCTCAGGACTGACCGACCTGGATGAAAGGCGAGCCATCGACGTCACGTGCACCAAGCTCCGCCAAGTGGTGGAGCAGACCGGCATCGGCTTGGTGCTGGTGTCCCACCTCAAGCGACCGGAAGGCCGCGGCCACGAGGAGGGAGCGCAGACCAGCCTCGGTCACCTGCGTGGCAGCCATGCCATCGCACAGCTCAGTGACATGGTCATTGGCTGCGAGCGCAACCAACAGGCTGACGTCGCTGAGCGCAATGAGCTCCAGCTGCGGGTCCTAAAGAACCGGTTCTCCGGTTCGACCGGGCCCTGCGACAAGTTGCTGTACGACCAGGACACCGGCCGACTTGTCGTGCCCATGTCCCATTACTTCGGAACCTGAACCCACACCAATGCTTTGCCCTAACTGCGACGACAAGTACAACCGTGTGCTCAACACGCGCCAAGAAGGACCAGAGACCACGATCCGTCAACGGCTTTGCTTGAGCTGTGCCCACACGTTCCACACCGTCGAGGTGCACCTGCCGCCCCTGTCCGTGCGGTGGACCAAGAAGGTCATGGAGCGCGTCGAAGGGTACCGGGGCATCAGGTTCTTCTGATGGCACGCCCCGTCAAGATGAAGCCCCGCCTTCAGGTCGGGGTCCGATGCACCTCCGACGAGGTCGAAACCGCCCGGGCCCTGGGCAACGGCAACATCAGCCAAGGGTTCCGCACGGCCCTGCGGTACGCCTCTGATCGCAACGTCAAACCAATGTCTCTGTACCTAACGCTCCGCGCCTGTGCGGAGATGGCCCGCATGCTGGAGCAACCCAAGTGACACTTCTGATTGATGCTGACTGGCTGCTGTACGCAGCGTGCTCCGCCTGTGAGTACGACGTGCGGTGGGACGAATGGATCCACACCCTGCACCTGGACCAAGCAGATGCCAAGAGCTACATCACCCACCAGGTGGGGCGGTGGCAAGACGCAACCGGGCACGAGTCCGTGGTCATGTGCCTGTCGTCGTACCCGACCTTCAGGCACGAGCTGTCCATCGAGTACAAGGCCAACCGCACGGGACGTCGTAAGCCTCTGGGCCTGCGTGACCTGAGGGCCTGGCTTGAATCCGAGTACGAGGTCAGGTGTCACCTCAACCTGGAGGCCGACGACGTCATGGGGATCCTGACGACCAACGGTTCGTACAAGACCCCGATCATGGTGACCGCCGACAAAGACATGCGCACTGTGCCCGG